GGATAATCCCCTGGAAATCATGTATGCTTCTTGCCTTTATGGCGTCTTTGCATACTAGATGAATTAGTGTCTGTCACACACTATTTATTGTTTAATTGCTGTTTATTCAGCCTTTATTCAGCACTTTCATGTTTAATTTACATTTTATTTTATTTATTGATTTATTCAATAATTAATTCGAATGTTTATTTTTCATTATTGTGTTTAAATATAATTTATCGACCGGTTTGACAAACCACCGGGCATTTAATTGTCTACTGTATGGAGTTACGCCTACACTCCTCATTTAATTATGATATACATTAGACCTTCCCTATTTTGGGAAGTAAAACTCAAACCCCAACCTTTACAGTCACGTTTGACTTAAACTAACGGTCTCGCATGACCTTAATCTGCGTTCTTTCCTGATTTATGATTAAAATCTTGCCCTGACTCTTACCTATCTCTTTTTAGGAGGAGCTCACAACCTTAAATTAGCTTAATCGCCTATTAGATTGTATGTTATCGATTATGCTATGATATTTTTAGTCTTCGCACACTTTATCTGTTCATAGCCCTTTATCTGCATGTTGGCAAACATTTATGTTTCTGGTGCTTAGTTCTTATCACCATATAATTTAATAGATTTATAACCGAGAGTAACCTCTATCAGATCTGTGCTCTTTCAGGGAAACCTTAGCAGGTTTTTAAAAGGCTTCTAGTTTAAGATTGTATCTAGTTAAAAACAATTATTTGTAAGTAGGGTATCATTTTTACTTACATCTTAACTAATATTTAAGATACCAGCTCATCATCGCGATGTCTACATTATGGACCCCTTGATTGAAAGTGGAGACTTTAAACTCAAAACCCAATCGTCTTCTGATGATCACTCTTACCTCGCCCCTGCTTTGCAGAAGAGACTTGTTATCTTTAATAACTCCCCTTTGAGAGATTTTCTAGGATTGAAAGCCGCTTGCGGTTTGTGCGAACCTTCCGAAATTATTAGACCAAAGGTTTTGAAAAATATTATATACAATCATTTATTATTAGATTCTACTGTACCTATATTACCTATTAGTATTAAACCTATTAAAACGCATCCCACATTTGGATCTTTTGATATGCGAGCTTTGTGTGATGTTGCCCGCAAGTATCAACAGAATCCTATTCAATCTCAGAGTTTGCTTACTGATTTTGGAAATCAGTATGGACCCTATATGGATTTGGCGTTGCGTGCATATACTTGTTTTCATACCTTATTAACAG